GGCGTGGGGTTGCCGCCCTGGCCTCCGTCACCTCCGCTACCGGAACCGGAGCCGTCGCCGCCCTCGCCTGCGCCACCCGCGATGGCGTAGATCGGCCGCCCGTCGCGGCGCCAGCCGAGGATCGCGCCCGCATCGTGTGTGGCATGGGGGTGCTTGAAAGGGTGGTCCATTTTGATCTCCGATTCCGATCGGTCCGACAGGTTCCGATGGGCTGACGCTCCAAGGGCGGCCCAGGCCCAGCGGACGTACCGTCGAGGTATGAGCGAGGCAACTGGTGCACGGGACGTCAGCGATGTGCCGCGGTGTCCGGACTGCCGGAAGCCGGTCGTGTTCGGGGAGCACGACACGACCGCGATGGGCGCGGACGGACACGAGCGGCAGAGAGGAGCGGCGGTCTGCATGAACGAGGAGTGCGTCATGTGTGGCAGGCCCGTTCAGCCGATCTAGCGGGCGGAGCCGATCTGCTCCCGCGCGCTCTTGCGGGCAAGGCCCTTGGCGTTGGTGAGGGTGCGGATGCGCGCCTGGTAGTCGCGTACGCGTGCGTTCGCCCGTGCGCGGGCTACGTCGTCCATGGCGGCCGCCCGGCGGCGCTTCCAGGCACGCACCTGCCGTTCCAGGTACCGCTGCTGCTGAGTGTCCTCGTACGTCGCCCCGTGCGGGTGGGGGGGCGCCTGTGGGCGCCGGGTCACGCCCGGTAGGTACGCCGCGAGGGAATGTCGACAGTTCGGATGGAAGAGGCCCTGCGCGCGGGCCTCGACAAGTGACCCGGCCACGTGCACTGCGACCGTCCGCGTCCGGGCCAGCAGCCCCTCCGGCTGGATCGCGTGCTCCGCGCGGATCGTGTGCGGCCCCGACTGCCCGCCGAGGGTGAGCACCTCGCCCTCCCACGGCCGGCACAGCGGGCATTCCAGTGGCGAGTCGGAGACGATGACCAGCCCGATACGGATCTCGGCGAGCGCGTCGATGTGGCCCTCGATCGCGGCGCGCGCCGTAACCGACCGGACGGCCATCTCCGCGTAGGACGCCATGTCCCACGACCGGCCGACCGAGTCCACGAACCCGGTGATACCCCGGGCGGCGAAGGCGTCGAGCGCCCGCTGGGACGCCTGGCGCCGGGTGCTGGCGCCGAGGAGAACCCCGCCGGACACGGTCCCGACGATCCGCCGGTAGGTGTCCACCACCGCGCGGGTGATGCGCTGGTACAGCGGGCGAGTGTCCTCGGCCATGGACGCGGCCAGTCGGTCCACCGCAGGGGCGTTCGGCAGAGTCCGGCGGGCGACGAGCTCCCGGCCGATGTCCAGCGCCCCGAGCTCGGCCACTGCGGCCTGCCGACCCCGGTTGTACGCCTCGATCAAGGCGCGGCGTACGGCTCCGTCGGCGTCCTGCTGGATCGCCTCCGCCACGGTCTCGACGGCGGTGCGCAGGTTGCCGATTGAGGCCAGTTTCAGCTCGGCCCAACGTGGACTGTCGATGTCCGCGGCCAGGGCGGCGGCGAGGCGCTCCAGGAGGACGGCCTCCGCGTCCTCGTAGAGGCGTGCTACCTCATGTGCGAGATCCTCCGCCATTGCTGGGGAAACCGGCATCGAATCCCTCCGCTCCGGTCAGGGTCGGATCGGCGGTCATGCGGCCGGACTCGGCGAGGATCGCCTTGACCTCGGCGGCGACCGCTTCCTTCTCCCAGTCCGGATGCTGCATCTTCACCAGCGTCTCGGTGGACGCGGCCTCGGCCCGGCGCAGCAGCTCGGCTGTGGTGGCGATGGCCTGCGGGTCCTCCGACACTGCGTCCTGCCACGTCAGCTCAGGCGGCTGCGGCGTGACGGGGCTGCGGAACACGGCTCGGTCGACGGCGAGGAGTGCGGCGTATGCGTCGGCGAGTGCCGGGCCCCAGTACACGGTCTTGCGGTCCCGGGTCAGGTACGAGCGTCGTTCACGGGCGACGACCTCGGTTGCGGTGACCGCAGCGTCCCCCGTGGAGCCGAAGGTCTGCGCGGAGTAGCCGGCGGAGCGGACGATCTGCTCGACCAGGTCAGCGGCGGTGTCGCGGTGCTCGGCCACGCGGATCTTGAACTGGTTCTCGGTGAGCATGTTGGCGTCACCGGAGCGGGGCAGCATGTTCAGCTCGCTGAAGACCTCCCGGTCGGTGTCGAACGTGGCGCCTTCGCCGGGGCCTCCTGCGGACTGAAGGTAGGCGGACGGGACGAGGATGCGGGCCTTGCCGAGCCGGATGTCCCGCATCCACGACGAGTAGGTCTCGTCGAGGGCGTCGAGGAGCGGCTCGACGCCGGCGAGGTCGGAGCGGCCGAGGTGCGCCGCGCCGGGGACGCTACGCCACATGCGGTTGGGTCGCATGTTCGGCACGTAGACGGCGGTCAGGCCGTCCCATCCGGTGGTCACGGCGCCTTTGGCGTCGACCACCTCGGCGAGGGGGCGGGTGGACTCGTGGTCGGTGAGCGGTACTGGCCGGCCGAGCTGGTCCGAGGTTCCCTCGTACAGGCCGTGGAGGATGGCGCCCGGCTCGTGGCGCTCCAGGCGGCGTACGACGATCCCGCCCTCGCGGGACAGCTCCTCCCAGAACGTGACCGCGGCGAGCCGTCCCCACTTGAACTCTGGTATGGCCGCGTCCGCGTGCACAGCGGACAGCCACGGCCGGTCGGACAGGTCCGCGTCCCACGCGGGGCGCAGGAACACCCCGCCCAACGCTGCGGCCAGTTCGGCGGCCTCCAAGAGCGTGGCGTGGATGCCCTGGTCGATCAGCTCGTCGAGTCGGTTCTGTGTCGCCGTGTCGTCGGCCTTCGCCGCGGGGGGTTCGGAGAACAGCAGGTCCGAACTGGTGGCGCAGATGTCGGCGGCGATCGGGACGTGGAGCTTGGTGCGCTGCTCCCCGGCGGCCGGGGGCTTGCCCCAGAACCAGCGGGCCATGGTGCCGACGACGCCGCCGCGGTACTGCACGGGCCGGACGGTGGCGCCGGGCCCTGCACCGTAGAGGGAGGACAGCCGGTCGGGGTCTCCGGACCACCAGGCGTCCCAGACGGCCATGTTGGCAAGGACGGGGCGCAGCTCGGGGGGCGGCCAGGGCTGGCCGCCGGTCGGCAGGGGCATTACGTGTCCTCCCCTTCCTGGCCAACGTCCGACTTCTCCAGGTGATCGGCCGCTGCGCGCAGGAATGCGGCCATCTCGCGACGGAAGGCGCGCCCGTCCATGCAGCCGTCCGATACGGGGATCCGCACGCTTCCCCAGCACGCCTCTGTTTCGCCTACGCGGACATGCACAGGCAGCTCGATCTCGGCAGACATCAGGCGGCCACCTCCATGAGGGTTGGGATGTGCGGCCGCCAAAGGGCCTCGGTCGTACGGATGCCGTACCGCAGCGCGTCACAGGAGTGGTCGTGCTGCTTGATCGGCTTGTCCTCGCCCTTCTCGGCGGCCTCGTCGTCCCAGGAGTAGCCCGGCAGCTCGTCGATCAGGCCGGTAGCGGAGCGGTGGACGCGGAGCCGGTCAGCGGAGAACAGGCCCGCCACGGCGCGGATGCCGTCGAGCACCGTGTTGTCGGCCGGCATGACCGAGGGGGTGTTGTCGCGGTGCAACTGCTCGATGAAGCTGGCCGCGCTGGGGTCGACGATCGTCCACTCCGGGCGGACGCCCAGGACGTTGCTGCCCGGATGCGGCACAGCGGCCAGCCAGCGGCGCCGCGCCTGGGAGTACTCGCCGTCCGTCATCTGCCGACGGGCCGTACGGGAGTCGTGCCGGTACTCGCTGACCACGTACAGCCGTTGGTCGGAGCCGAGCCCGATCAGCAGGTCAGCGAACGGGTTGACGGTGCCGTAGTCGATCGCATCGCACAACCATCGGGTGATCGTGGGGAGCTCGGTGACGACGTGGCGTTCGGTGTCGAACGCTTCGTAGATCGCGCCTTCGGACTGGACCCAGTGGCCGAGGATGAACCTGCGGTACCAGAGGCCGACGTACTCGGCCTTCAACGACGTCACGTAACCGGGGTCGAGGGCGGGGTTGTCGTCGAGCTGGAACTGCCAGTGCCGCAGGTTCAGCTCCGACGCCCTGTTGATGAACTCCTTCCGGAGCCAGTGGCCGGGGTTGTCGGGGTTCGTCGTCGCCATGAGCCGGGCGCCGGGAACGGACAGGCGGCCCAGCAACTGGTTCCAGAAGCCGCGCGGGATCAGCGTCGCCTCGTCCACGTACGCCAGGCACGCGGTGAGGCCGCGGAGACGACCTTCCGCGCGGGCGTCAGCTGCGCCGATCAGGTGCACGGTCCGGCCCAGGATCACGGCCGTGGTCGCACCGCGGGTGTGGTGCACCAGCCCGGCGACAGGTCCGAACAGGCTGGTGTCCTGGAGCGGGTCCAGGACGTTGCGCTCGATGGTCTGGAGGGACCTTCCCACGACGATGATCAGCCCGGACGAAGGGGCGGCCACGATCGCAAGGAGGAATGCGACCAGCGAGGCGATCGTCTTGCCAGAGCGGATCGCCCCGTGCCAGATGTTGATGCGCGCGGTCGCGTGCGCGATCGACCGGACCTGCTTCGTCGACAGTGGCAGGGAGTCGAGCATCAGCCCTCCCCGTCGTCGTCCTCCGGGGCGCCGGCCAGACGGCGGATGCCGTCGGCGAGGGAGGTGAGCATGGACTGCGCCGCGTCGGTGCCGGGGTCGCCTGCGAGAGCTTCGAGCTTCGCGGCCTGGGTGGCGGCCGCGGCGCTGGCTTGCAGCAGGGCGCGGACGTCCTGGGCGGGGAGGTCGTCGGACTGATAGGCGACGACCTTGCCCATGGACACTTCTTTGATGGTGTGTTCGTCGCGGTCGAGGCGGTCGAGGTGCTTGTGGGCCTGCTCGTAGTACCGCTCGACGAGCGCGGTGCGGCGGGCCTGTGCGTCGGCCTTTCGTGCCTCGGTGGCGACGGCGGTCATGGTGCGGTCGAAGGACAGCTCCATCTCGGCGGCCAGTTCGCTGACCGTGCGGGGGGAGCGTTCGAGGCGTCGGGCGATGGCGTTGCGGCCGAGGCCCTGCGCGTGGAGTTCGCGAAGGCGCTGCCGGTCCTCGTCGGTGACAGGCCGGGTGTGCTGGTTTCCTCCCACGGGGTCACCTCCGGGCATGCGAAGGCCCGTCCGCAACGGGGGGTGCGGACGGGCCGGTTCGGGCGGGATGCGGTGTGGCTACTTCACGGTCCACTGGCCGGTCTGGTTGGAGAAGCCGCTGTTCATCGTGAACTGCACGCTTGCGATCTTCGACGCCTTCGGGACTTCGAACACGATCCAGCCGAGGGCCTTCTCGCCCTTCGGGAGCTTCACAGCGGAGGCCATCGACGGGCCGGCGGTGATGTCCGCGAACGTGGTGGTGAACCGCTGTCCGTCTGCGTCGGCGACCTGGGCGCCGTTGGCGGGACTGTCGTCGTAGACGGCGGTGCCCGTGTTGACGAGTTCGAACTGGGCGGCGACCCACCGCTTGCCCTGCTGGGGCTGCATGAACTCGTCCGAGGACTTGGCGGGGTCGGCCCACTTCTTGAGGGTCACTGACAGCTGCTCGCCGTCGTTGTTGCCCTTCAGGGTGAGGCTGTCGCCGACGGCGGCCGTCTGCTTGTCGGGTGCCTCGGTGGTGGCTTCCGTCGTGGGTGCCTCGGCGGCGGGGGCCTTCTTGTCGGGCTGGGTGGTGACGTCGGAGCCGGGGCCGCAGGCGGTGAGCGTGAGGGCCGCGATGGCGGCGAGGGCGGCGGTGGTGGTGCGGGTGCGCATGGTCCCCCCATGGGATTGGTGAGGCTCCAGGATCGGGG